ATGTAATTTATAGTAGAATAGAAAAACCTATTAGAAAAAAAATTGCACATAAAAAAGTTGTTGCAAAAAAAGTAACACATAAAAAACAAGGTGTTTTATTTGGTACTACTATTGATAAAGATTCAAAAAGCCATAATGTAAATATTCGTGTTTTATCGGGAATTAAAAAAAATTACAAAATTGGATCAGTTAAAATTAATATTGCCGAAAAAGTAAAGCATGATTTAAATAAATTGCAATTATTAGAGCGAGAATTAATGCAGCTTGAAAAAATGCGTAACGATCCTCGTTTAAAAGATATAAAAAGCACTTTATTTTTAGAAATTAAAATTTTAAAAAGCGTAATAAAAGAGCAAAAAACACATATTAAGGAATTAAAAAAACATATTTAATCGTTTTCACCTTTATTAATAATTAAAAACAAAAAAAAAAGCGTAAAAAAAAGCATACAACAAAAAAGCATCATGTAAAAAGACGCTCAAAGCGTAGCATGGGCGCAATTAGTGGCGGAATGTCAACCGCTCTATTTACAATTTTGGGCGGTGTTGCTGCAAGGTTTGTAACCAATAGTTTGAATAGTACAACTGCTATTCCTGACAGTTACAAAAAATATGTAGCAGCGGGAGCGCCAATTTTAGCCGGTTATTTTTTACCTAAATTTGTAAAAAGCGAAATTGGTAAAAATTTAGGTACTGGCATGATTGCCGTTGGTGGCCTTGAATTGGTGCAAGCTTCGGGCGCTTTGGCCGGATTGCCAATTGTAGCCGGTTATTGCGGTACTGGTATGGGTATGGCTCCATCATTGCAAAATACAAGGGGAGTAATTGCCGGAATGTCAACTAAACAAGCCGGAATTTTAGCAAGTTAATTTTTAAAAATTTAAAAAAACAAATATATGAGTAGTCAAATAGGTCAAAGATTGGTATTTGAGAATGCCAAAAGTTTTATTCAAAGTCAAGGATTTGATGCAAGTCAAGCCGTATTAACTCAGTCTTATATCCGAAGCGAAGTTGCGTTATCAACTTCAGTTACAAATTATCATTTACCGGTTGTTATTAATGATCAAACAAACGGAGCTGCATTTAATACGGAGCGCAGAGCGCAGTTACAGGATATTCACGTTGTAAGCTCAATTGGTGTTTTTGTAGCTTCTCCAGGTAGTTCAACTGCAACCGCGTTTCCGGTATTAACTTATCCAACAACCGGAACCGGTGTGCATGGATTTACAAGTGGTCAAGCTGATGCGCTTTATAGTTTGTATAATGGATCATTATCTATTCAGGTTAATAATCAAAATGTTTTACCAAATTGGGATATTTACCGCCACTACTTTGTCCCTCAAACACAAAACGGTGTTGGTGCTACAACTGGCGCAACTTTGCCAATTGATCAAAATGACGGTAGTAGTTTTGGATTTGTTCCAATGGAACCAAATTTATTGCTAAATGGTGCCGCAAACATTAACGCAAATATTACTTTACCTGGTGCCGTTAGTTCAATTGCAGCCAGTAGCCGTATTGTTGTTATATTTAGAACTATTTTAGCTCAAAACGTTACTTCAGTTAAATAATAGAATCCCAACTGTAAATGTGGAAGCCTTTGGCCGGTGGGCATTGTACGCCGGCCATTTTTAAAAAAAATATTTTTATGACAATATTAAACAGGTTTGAAGCCGTTGAAATTCCGATTCCTTCGGGATCAACAAATACGCGTTTCTACTTTCCGGATTTGCCACAATTGCGCAATGCAATGATCCAAAATTTACAAGTTTATACAACTAATACTTTAAGTGCTACACCTAATACTGGTAGTACTCCGGTGGCTTATGCGGATTTGCAAAAGTCTTTTATTACTTTGTACAGTGGTGATTTGCAATTAATTTATAACGCTCCTTTATTAGCATTTAATAACATTGTAAACGCAAGTACAAATGCGTATGCTTTTGAATTGCCAATGTTGCAAAATATGATTATTAGCTGGACTAAAAGTTATGTATCTTTGGCCACTTCTCCATCTACAACCGGAGTGGCTTATGCGTTTGGCGTTTATTATAATTTATAAATAAAAAATAATGGCAGTATTTAAACCGGAATTACACCGCCTAGATGATGTAATACAATATTACGAACAAAGCAATGCTATACAGTATAAAATCTATGCGGGCACTTCGCCAAAGGTTGAGTATTGCCGTTATTTTTTTGATACTGATGAAAAGGAAATAGGAATACAAAAATTGTATGAAGCTTTAAAAGCAATTGAACAAAATACAGAAAATACCAACCCTTATATTTTGCAATTGATTGATAAAAAGAAAGGCCCTAAAAATAAAATTGAAGATCAATATACACAAATTGTTTTTCAGTTAAATAAGGCCGATCGTTATTTGCCAATGATTGGATCAATGGGAATGCAACCGCCAGTTAATAATGATTTGAATAGATTAATGGAAAAAATGATTGAAACGCAAAATTTGATTGTATCCAAAATGTCTATGGAAGAAAACGAGATTGAAGAATATGAAGAAGAAAAGCCAAAAGGGTTAGGCGCTATATTAGAAAACGAGCAATTTCAAACATTGGCTATTGGTGCTTTGGGCGCTATGTTAAATAAATTTTTGGGTACTGCCGAAACTAATGTAATGTCCCTGGCTGGTGTACCTTCCGAACAAAAAGAAATGGCATTGCAAGCGGTTGAAATATTGGAAACCAAGGATTCTAATTATGGTAAGCATTTGTTGTATTTGGCCAATTTAGATGAATCTACTTACAAGATGCTTTTAACATTTATGAAATAATATGAAACCAAAAATATCTACTAATTTATTGTTATGGGGTGCGCTTATTGGTGGCGGTTATTTGTTATTAAAGCCATTAATTGATACTTTTACCGGTGCAGATAGAAAAAAAGCGCTTGACGCTTTTAATAATGGGGATGAATGGGATAATAATTATGGGGTTACTTATGATAAAGTTTCACTAAATAAAGCTTTAACAAGCGGTGTTCCTTATTCCGGTTACGCTTCCAATTTAATAGATTATCTTTCAACTACAAGTAATTCAGCCGACTTCAATAATATTTTTGTAATTATTAGCCGGATGCGCAGCAAGTCGGAATTATCCTGGTTAAGTCGTACATATACGGCATTAAATACAAAGGGCCATACATTGGCCCAAGATCTTATTGGTCAAGAATTAGGCCATGGGTTATCCTGGAGTCAAAATAAAAAAATTACAGATTTTACAAGTAAATTAAAGCCGTTATTGTAATGAATAATAAAAATACTATTTATATTTTTTTGCTATTAATAGGCGGATATTTTTTATTTAGAAATAAAAAAAAAGGTAGTATTATTATTGAACCTTTAACAACGGTTAAAGCTTATGCAAAAAAAGGGAGTAAAGCTTATGCAAAGGATTTAAGTACACCTATTTACACCTTTACTAAAGATACTTTAATTGAAATTTTGGATTTTGATGAAATAAGGGGAATTTATAAAATAGAATATGGAAATGGGGTTTTGCAATATGGTTACATTATTAATAGCAATATAATTTTTAAATAAAATGAAAACAAGTAATTTACTGTTAACTATTGGATTGGTTTATTTAGTTTATCGTTTAACTAATAAAATGCCGGTTGTATCAAAAATGGATCAATCAATTATTAATAACAAGCAATCCAATATTACAAATGGGTGTGAATGTGGCTCACATCAGCAAAATTTTACTGGTGGAACGTTTGAATATTATCAACCACAAACAATAGATTTTAAACAAATTGTACCAACTCCGGGAACCGTATTAAATTTCCAACCCTCACCAAAATTTAAATCGCAATACGTATGTTAAAAAAGTTTGTTCCTATATTTATAAGTTACAATACACCGCAAAGCGTTCCAACTAATTGTAATAGCATTACGTTTATTAATTTGGGTACTTCTGTAGCTTTTGTAGAAAACGTAGCTATCCAACCGTCACAAAGTTTTGCCATTGATGGAAATGAATGTGAATTTACCGAAGCAACGATACAAATTAATTTTGGATCCACTGGAAACAACAATTTAGTAGTAGTTAAAAAAGTATTCTAAAATGAGCGGTATAAAATATAACAGTGGGGTTAGTAATTATTTGGGCACTCCTTTTGCCATTAGTGATACGTTTGCCAATTTGGGCAATTATTTGCCTAATATTGCAGGATCTTTATATTTTGCCATTGACGGAACAACCGAAACAATTTTACAAGCTAATGGATCCAGTTGGGTGCCGTTGGCTGGTACTGGTGGCGGTGGATTTGGTACATTGCAACAAGTAACAAATTTAGGCGCTTCAAGTACCAATACTTTAACCCTAACTGGCAATGGTATTTATAGCAATCCGGCCGCTGGGTTGTATTCATTAGGTAACCAATCAATTGGTAATGATGGCACCGGATTTGCTTTTGACAATAATATTTCTGAATTATTGTTAGGTGAGTATAGCGATTTAGGCGGCGGTGTGGTTTTGCATATAGATTTGGCAAATGGTCGTTTATATACTGAAATTAACGGCGGTGTTGTTCAAGGAATAGATATAGATTTTGTTAATCAGCAATCTGTTTTTGGCACATTGGATAGTTATTTAAATGTTGAACAAACGCAAATGTTAACCAAAATTGATGGTTCTTTTAAAGGTTTATCACTAAATTCAAATACAAATACTTATAAAATTGGTGATTATAATAACACTAATAATTCTGGTTATTTATTAGTTGATGATGATAATCAATTTATAATTAGCCATTTTGATCAAGGTTTTATTGGTTTACGATTAGATGCAGCAACCGGAGAATATGGATTGGGTGATTTTTCCGGTTTATTTAATAATGAAAGTATAATAGTTAAACCTGGCACAAGTGAAATTTTTACAAAGGGAGGTGTAGGTAATTTTGGTTTGTATATTAATCAAAATTCTTTTATATCAACATTAGGAGATTATTTCAATAATAATGGTTATACTTATTTAAATGTTAATGACGGCGATCAAACAATATTTTTTAATTCTTTAATTGGTAGGTATATTTTTAATAATATTTTAACTTATGCAAATAATGCAGCAGCAATAGCAGACGGTCAGACAATAGGAACAATATATAAAAATGGATTAACTGGGATTTTAAGTATAGTATACTAAATTTAAAACTAAAAAATAATGGAACCAAAAAAAGCTATTGAGATTATTAAAAATGTAATTGACGCAAGTATTAAAGCCGGAGTAATACCCAACCTGGAAAACGCTTCAGCAATTATTCAAGCGTATAGCGTAATTTTGAAAACATTAACAGAAAGTAATTAAATGACAATAAGCGCGGAAAATATTGCCATTATTATATCAATTCTAACCGGTGTAATTTTTATAGGATCTTTCTACGGAACCACTAAAAAAAAATTATCCGAAATAGAATATGAATTAAAAGAAGCCAAAACAGATAAGTTTGAAATTATTGACAAGTTGGCGCGAATTGAAACTAAATTGGATTATTTATCAAGTAAATAAATTTTTATGTTAAAAAATTGGAAAACAACTTTGGGAGGAATATTATCAGCAGGGGCGCAATTTATTCCGGTGCCTTTACCTATTCAGCAAATTTTACAAAGTATTGGATTATTATTATTGGGCGCCAGTGCTCAGGATCATACTAAATTTTAATAAATGCCAGGGCCTAAATTACCATCATATATTTTACCATCATTTTTAAGCTTATTCACCTTGGGAGCCAATAATTTAATAGCGCGTAATTTTTCATCATCATTGGCTTTTATAAAAGAGCAAGAAGGATTAAAATTAAATGCTTATAAAGATACCGGAGGAAAGTGGACTATTGGTTATGGAAGTACCTGGAATTTTGACCAGGGCCGGGCCGTTGTGCAAGGTGATTCAATTGATAAAGATACGGCTCAAAGATGGCTTGAAATGGAAGTAAGCACCAATGGCAAAACAATAAAAAATTTGGTTAAAGTTAGTATTAATTTAAATCAATTAAATGCTTTAATTTCTTTAACGTATAACATAGGCGCAACCGCTTTTAAAAATTCTACGCTTTTAAAATATTTAAATGCCGGAAAGGATAAAACAACTGTTGCGGATCAATTTTTAAAATGGTCTTATGATAATGGAGTTTATAATCAGTCGTTATATACAAGGCGCCAGCGTGAAAGGGCCTTATTTTTAAGTTAGTTTATTATTTTAGTTTTAAGGTTTATCCCGATATTTCTATATCGGGATTTTTATTTAAACAAAAAAATTTTTTTTATGCAAATGTGTTTTACAATTGCATTATCAATTTATTTATTAAAACTTAAAACTAAAAAAATGACAAAATTTCAAACAACCGTTAAATTTGTTTACGAAGCCGAAAACAACCAAAGGACACTATTTACTTATCGCCTTTTATTAAACAGTTTGTTTTTGTTTTCAGCTCACGCGGAATTAGCTAAAATTGTTAATTTGCTAATTGACAATGGCGCGGAAATAGTTAGCATTGACTTGGATCAAATTGCACCGGACCGGAACGATTAATTTGTTTCGGTTTTTTTTATTTTTAAAATTATAAAAATGCAAAAAAAAACTATTCAGTATAAAGGATATTTAATAATCTACATAAAAGAGATTGGAAGGTACGCTATTAGCGACGGCCATTATTACGTTTCTTATAAGCATTTTAAATATCAACGCGAAGCTAAAGCCTGGATTGATTTTCTTACAAAATAAAATTGCCATTATGATTTACGCGTTTATTGTTGCTCCGCTTATTGCCATGATTTATATAGTGGCTATTATTTTACAAATTTTTAAAAAAAATAAAAATGACTATTAAACAGTATTTAGAATTAGAAAAAATTAAAGATCAATTTAATAATTCAGCAAATGAATATTTAAAAAAACATGATCAAAAAGTTGATGATTTAAGAATGATACAAAATGCATTTTCTCAAATTAATTTACAGTTAATTAAACTAACTAAACATTTTTACGAACAATAAAAATTTTAAACAATGAAAGAAAAAATGCAAAGGGTTATAAATTTTTCGGGTGGAAAAACATCCGCATACATGACGATAGTAGAATATCAACCAGGCGATTTGGTTTTATTTTGCGATACTGGAAGGGAACACGAAAAAACTTATAGCTTTATTAATGATTTTGAAAAAAATGAAAATATACCAATTGTTAAATTGTCTTATGATGGTGGATTTAGAAATTTATTAAATAAAACAAAAAGTATTCCTAATAATTTCAAAAGATTTTGCACCGTAGAATTAAAAATAAAAACGGCAAGAAGGTATTTAAAAAGTTTAAAAATCAATAAATATGAAAATTTAATAGGTTTTAGATACGATGAGCAATTAAGAATTAAAAGAAGAAAAAAAATGTAGAAAAATGTTATTGATGTTTTTCCATTAAATAATTTAAAAATTGATAAACAATTTATAAATGATTATTGGTCAAAAAAAAATTATAATTTAGAAATACCATCTATTTTGGGCAATTGCACTTTGTGTTTTATGAAGGGTAAAAATGCCATTATTTCTATATTATCAATATATCCGGAATTAGCCGACGAGTGGATAAAGGATGAAGAAAATAATAAAATAATTGGCAAAGGTTATCAGTATTTTAATAATGTATCAATGCAACAATTAAAAAACATTGCCACAAATAATTTATTTAAAGATTATAATTTGTACGAAATTTCTTCATCATTAAATTGCAATTGCACATCTTAAAAAAAATAAAAACCTTAAACAATGAACCAACAAACAAAACAACCGGCCTTCCCTTGCGTACCAGCCCAGGATAGTTTAGGGCGCTTTATTGCGCCAATACCCGGGATGAATAAATTGGAATATTTTGCAATAAAAATTTATTGCACTTTAAAGGATCCAGTAATGGCGGATTGCATAAAATTAGCTGCCGAATATATTGATCTTATTGATAAAAAAATTATTGAAGCCGAAAATAAAAAAAGCAATCCATCATTAATAAAAATTTAAAAATGGATCCTCAAGTAATTTATAAAGAACTTCAAAAAAACGCTTACCGGCGCGGGTATGATCCACCACAAGAACAAATATTGTTAACCATCCAGGGAGAAAATATTTTAAGTATGCAAAATTATTGCATAATTAGCGGGCTTCCAAAAAGTGGCAAGTCAACTTTCACCACCTCAATAGTGGCAAGCGGTTTAAATACTTTTGATATTTTTGGAATGAAGCTGCAATGTTTACCTGGCAGGAATTGTATTTGTTATATTGATACCGAGTCAAGCGAGTACGATTTTTATAAACACATGGGCCGGATTAAAAATGTAGCTAATTTAAATGAATTGCCGATTAATTTTGATAGTTTTTGTTTAAGGAAAGAAGATCCTATAAACATTAAAAACATGATAAATTCATATTTACAATTTAACCCAAATTGCTCTATTATAATTATTGACGGCCTTTTGGATATTTGTTTAAATTATAACGATGAAATTGAATGTCGCAAAGTTGTATCCTGGATTAAAGAAATATGCACCATCAACAATATTGTTTTAATAGGAATATTGCACACCGGTAAGAATGAGGGTAAAACATTGGGCCATTTGGGAAGCAATACGGATAGGTGGGCGCAATCTACTTTGTCAGTAAAAAAAACCGAAACCGGTACTTTTATTTTGGAACCAAAATTTTTACGATCCTCTGCAGGATTTAAACCAATTGAAATAGAGTATAGTAAAGAACAAAATAAATTTATTGAAATTAGCACCGGAGTAATTGTAGAGGATAAAAAAAATAAGCACTTTACAGAATACACCGATAATGACCACAATAATATTTTAAACGCTATATTTAACATTGATAATTGTTTATTTTCTTACGATGATTTAATAACATTAATTTCCATCCATGACAAGCGCGGAATCAACCAAAGTAAAACCTATTTAAAATATTTTAAAGAAAAAAATTTCATTAACAAGGATCAAAATAATAAATATTATGACAATAGAAAATCATTTTAACCTTTTGCCTTTAGACGAATTATTGGACGAATTTAGGCCAGTAAAAGTAGGGGAACCCAATTACTCTATTACAAAAAAAATTAGGCTTAAAATAGCAGCCTTAAAGCTTAAATACGCAAACATTTACCCGGACTATTATGTAGTTAGCGACGGAATTAATTTTTATAATTATTTTATTTGCCTGGGTGATCCTTTAATTACTAAATGTCAAAATGAAAGTAAAGCAATAGTGTACAATTTGCATGAAGCTGAAAGTTTATTAAAATTTTTAAATAAAAGAAAAAGAAGGGTAAATGTAAAATATTCCATCATTAAATATAACAATCTAAACAATGAATTATGAATTTTATCAATCGCGCAAAATGGCAATTTCTATTTTTTATACTCAACCTAAAAAAATGGAAATCAGACAAACTAAAAAAGACAAAAAAAGGATGAGATTTTTAAAAATAATTGATCTTATAAACAAAAATAGGCTACTAATAGCAGCCAAGACCAAATAAAAATAGGGTGCAATTATAGTAAATTGCACCTTATTTTTTTTATTTTTTAACCTTTTTCAAGTGCAATATAATAAAAATTTATGGAAACAAAATATTTTACTGCTATTTTTTTTGATAAAAACAAAAAAGCTTACAAATATCGGAATATAAAAAACGATCAAAAATCAATGGAATCCTTTACCCGCTTTGCTTTGACAAAAAAAGCGGAGCAAATAAATTTTTACGATAAAGCCACAAAATTATTTTCTCACAAATTATTTTTAAAGGTGTAAAAAAGTTAAAAAATTATTATTTTTTTGTTAAAAACTGCAATTTATTGCAGTTTTTTTTATGTTTAGAACGGTTATTTTTTTGCCGTTCTGCATGGTTTAAATGGGTGCGGAACGGACGGAACGCACACCCCTTTAGGGGGGTGTGCGTTACCGTACCGTTCCACACCATCCATTTTTTTTTAAAATTGTTTGGGAATAAAAAAAAACAAACTAAATTTGTAAAACCTTTTTCAATTAAATTTTTTTATCAATTTTTTTTCAATGACTGCCAAAACAAAAATATTTTTAATTATTGCCGGAATTGTGGGGTATGTGGGATATAAAAAATATTCTTTAAGTCAAAAGGTTAATGTTACTTTTAGGGATCTTTCAATAAATTGGGGAAATATTTGGAAGCCAAGGGCTAATATTGTTTTGGCAGTACAGAATCCAACTGGAGCTTCAGCAGATATTCAAAATGTTTCGGGTAAAATTTATTTACAAAATTTGCAAATTGGATCGGTACAAAATTTAAAAATTGTGCAAACAATAAAGCCGAATGAAATTACCAATGTGGATTTTAATATTGATTTAGATACCATTGGAATTGGATTAGGTTTATTGACTACCAATTTAAAAAATGAAACCATTAAATTTGTGGGAGATATCAAAATTGATTTTTTTACAATACCATTAAATTTTGAATACAAATTTTTATAATGGAATTACTAAAACATTTGGATCCTTTTTTAAATGATAAAAAAATTTTAAAATATCATCAAACTACCAACAATATTATTGATGCAATTTTAAATCAACATAAAAAAAGCGTTGCGGATTATGATAATTTGTATTTGTATTTTTATGATAAAAGCTATAATGAAGTAGCTAAAAAAGTATTTAATTATATTAAAAAAAATATTAAATACACAATTGATTCGGAAAATTTACAAATAATAAAAACGCCTGCAGCAATTTTAGCAACTGCTAAAAGCGGATCCGATTGTAAAAATTTTAGTTTGTTTTTTGCTGGCATTTTAGATGCTTATCGTAGAAATACCGGAAATAAATTTAATTTATGTTTTCGCTTTAGTTGTTATGATGATTCAAAAATACCCGAGCACGTTTTTGTAGTAATTAACCCTGGCACCAATGATGAAATTATATGTGATGCCGTTTTAAATTATTTTAATGAATACAAACAACCAACTTTTTTTAAAGATAAAAAAATTGAAAATATGGCTTTAATGTCTTTGAGTGGTTTTCCTGGTTTAACTGATGCGCAAAATGCGCAAATACAAACTACCTGGGCAGCTTATAATAATCCGCAAGGAAATCAAATTGCCAATACTTTAAATAGTTTTCATACCGGAGATCCAAGAGTGGATGCGGTAAAAGATACTGTTGCTACTGCTGCTGCAATTTTTAATTGGTCTTTGGGTGGACATTCCGATTATTATACTTATGACATGGCTTTAGAGGGCAAAAAAAGCGTTGATACGCTTGCTTCCATTGCCAGTACATGGAAAGATCGCGGATTTGGTCCAGGATCAATTTGGACAAATAGTGGAAGCGCGGGTATAACTTTAAATGAAAGTCCATCGTATAAAGGATTAACAAGGATTCAAGCGTTAGCGAAATTTTATAAAGACAATAAGCCGTATAATGTTATGATGGCTTTAATTATTAATGATGCTATTTTGGCCGGTGTATTGCCAAAAGAAAATTATATAAATAGTAATGGAGATATGGCGCCGGAACCTGGAATCGTTAATAATTTAACAAGTGGATCCGGATCTAAATTTTTATTGATTGGTGGCGGTTTATTAGCAGCTTATTTATTATTTAAACGTAAGTAATGCCAGTAGTTTTAGATCCATATCAAGGTTTAAGCGGAAAGGATAGATTAATAGTAAACGCTAAATTTGGTTTTAATTATATTAATTGGATTAATGGGTTAATAGCAAAAAAAACTCCACAAAATAAAATTGATGAAATTTTAAATAAATTACCCAAGCCTTTATTTGATTTGTGGATTGATAAAAATATTGTTAGTGCATATATTAAAAATGGAATGGATTTTAATATTATGCCTTTTGATACTAATATTAAAACTATTAACGATGTTGATTTAAATGCATTTAATATTTTAGATGCACCGCCAAAACAATTGTTGGGTAAATTATTATTTGAGTATATTCCTCTTATATATGAATTTACAAAAAATAAAAATTTGATTGAAGTAAATAATTATTTTATTCGTGCCTATAATTCTTTAAATGAATATTATTATATTGAACAAGACGGAACATTAAGAGGGGAAAAATATAAAAAAAATTTACCTTTGGATAATGTTGGGTTTATATTTCCAGAGCCATTTATTTGGAAAGTGAGCGAAGTTGTCAATATAGGAATTCCAAGTATACCAAAAACATCAACACCAAAAACCGCAATACCTAAAGGGCCCAAAACACCTGGAAGGCCACAAGCACCAAAAACACCGTTATCAGCAACAAATAAAAATTTTATTTTAATAGGCGGCTTAATAATTGGATATTTAATTTTAAAAAAATAAAAATGACTGCATTACAAAATATTATTAAAGAAGCTAAAAGTTTAAGAGCAAAATACCCTACAAGGTATAGCAAGTGGACGGATTACGTTAAACAAGCTTCAGCAATTTACGCTTTAAAACATAAGGGTAAAAGCCCAGTTGGTAAAAAGAAAATAAGCGGGTACGTTAAAACAAAGCGTGAAGGTAGTTTAACCGATGTAATTTATAGTAGAATAGAAAAACCTATTAGAAAAAAAATTGCACATAAAAAAGTTGTTGCAAAAAAAGTAACACATAAAAAACAAGGTGTTTTATTTGGTACTACTATTGATAAAGATT